ATCATACACGATTGATCTTGTAGATGACGCTGTTACAGAAACAGAAAGTTTTACTGCTAAATTATATACTAGTTCTGGTTCTTCTACTCCTGTTGCAACTACGCCTACGATTACTATAAACGATGGAGTAGCAATACAAACGAGCGATGGTTATGTTATGTTTTTACCAGGAACCACTAGTGTATCAACTACTTCATCTGGAATTACTTCGGTACTTGATTTTAACGCTGATGGCACGTTTGTAGTAGGATTTCCAAGCGCTCCTACAACAGGTCAGACAGAAGCATACGCTCCTCCTGAAGACCTAATGGGTCCGTGGGAAGGTCGTTGGTGCACTGGATCATTTGGAAGTCAATACCAGATAAACGTTTCGGCGATTGCTTCCGGTGAAGCGCGTTTTGATACGGGTATAGGAACAGGAAATAACGATTCTTTTAGTACTTGGATTGGTTTAGATACTGATCGAGAATTTACCGCTGCTCTCTCAGCAACCGATAGTTTTCAAGAAAACGGGTCAGTCTCATATGAAATCCACATCAAAACCTGGGATGGCACTGGGGGCAATTTAGGTGCTGGCACTACTGTTATGCAAAAAACATATAACGTCAATCTTGAAGCTAGGAGAGGATCATAATGGCAGTTGAATTTATAAGTTATCTCGGAGGCGACTATGGTAGCGGATCCAGTTTTCTTCCTTTCTACTCGACTGGCGTTGATCATCAATTAGGAATAGTTTTCCATGGCAGCTCTGGCGCTGGTAATAACCTTAGTGAGACTACAGATCAGAATGCTGTTGCAAGAGAAAGAGGAACCTGGAGATACGAAAAATCTACTCCTAATCCCTCCTTTAACGATTTAGATGAAATTCAAGATAACTATGTTAAAAATCCGATGATAGATTCTTTGAATTTTGATAACATTTGGATATATGCAGAAGAAATCGCTACACCTGCTGCCGAATCACCCCTCCAAGGCGGCAACAGCGGATGGGATGTTAATAATGCTGGGTTGGACCAATGGATCTCAATGGGCGCTCAGACCCGCTCTTGGACATTTAGTAGAAGCGCTGCAAATACCTCGTCCGAGGTTTACATCGGCACTTTAAAATTTTATTTCGTAGAAAGCGTCTCAACACCGACAACAGATCCTTCAACAGGAGTTACGAATGAGACTTATTTCGGACAAGTTCAATTGACGTTAGGAGCATTAGTATAATGAAACATAACGACAAAGATACGCCCGAAGATAAAGTAGATTACGATTATGATTACTCTCGTTCGACTTATTACGAACTCATAGAGAAAGGAAAAGAATCGCTTGACCTTATGATTGAGGTTGCGCGTGAATCAGAACACCCTCGTGCTTTCGAAGTTTTAGCAGGTATGGTAAAAAACATATCTGATGTGAATGACAGGTTGATGGATCTGAATAAGAAACAAAAAGAAATGAAAGCGCCTGGCAAAAACGAAGCAAAACAAATTACAAATAATAATGTGTTTTTAGGAAGCACAACTGATCTACAAAAATTATTACGTAATGAGGAAAAGGTGATTGATGCAGACAGCGTCGAGAATGATTAATGTAAACGAAACTTATCTTGGAAATATAAATGTTAAACGCGATGGTATCGTACAAGAATGGTCTCAAGAGCAAGTTCAAGAGTATGCAAAATGCATGGGGTCTCCCGAATATTTTGCGAGAGAATATATTAAAATCATCTCTTTGGACAAAGGACTTGTTCCATTTAGTCTTTACGACTATCAGAAAAACATGTTCAAACATTTCAACGATAATCGTTTTAGCATCGTACTTGCTTGTCGACAATCTGGTAAATCGATATCTTCGGTTGCATACTTACTCTGGTACGCTATATTCAATTCCGAAAAAACAATCGCCATATTGGCGAATAAAGGATCTACTTCCAGAGAAATGCTCGCGCGTATTACTCTTATGTTGGAAAACCTTCCATTTTTCTTGCAACCAGGTTGTAAAACTCTTAATAAAGGTTCCATCGAGTTTTCTAATAATTCTAGGATTGTTGCTGCTGCTACCAGCGGTTCTTCTATTCGGGGTATGTCTGTTAATCTCCTCTATCTCGATGAGTTTGCTTTTGTTGAGCGAGCAGCTGAATTCTACACTTCAACGTATCCTGTTATCTCCTCAGGAGTAGACACTAAAGTAATTATTACCTCTACTGCCAATGGTATTGGAAACACTTTTCATAAAATATGGGAAGGCGCTGTTCAACAAACAAACGAATACAAATCTTTTAGAGTAGACTGGTGGGACGTTCCTGGAAGAGACGAGAAATGGAAACTAGAAACTGTAAACAATACCTCTCAATTACAGTTTGATCAAGAATTCGGTAACACGTTTTTTGGTACAGGCAATACTCTAATAAACGCTGAAACACTCCTTTCCTTGCGGGCAGGAGTGCCCCAGCGGGTCTTAGAGGGCGGTCTTTTGTTAGTTTACAAAGAACCTTGCGCAAAGCACGAGTACATCATGACCGTAGATGTCTCGAAAGGAAGAGGTCAGGATTACTCTACGTTCAATGTCATAGACATTACGACACGCCCTTTTGAGCAAGTGGCAGTGTATCGGAATAACAATATATCTCCAATACTCTTCCCTAATATTATCTATAAGTATGCTACTGTTTACAATCAAGCATATGTGATTATTGAAGCAAACGATCAGGGATCATTAACTTGCGCTGGGTTGTATTACGATTTAGAATATGAGAATACGCACGTTTCTTCTGCTATTAAATCTTCTCATATTGGCGTTGAAATGAACAAACGAGTTAAAAGAATTGGGTGTTCTGGGATAAAAGATATCCTAGAAGAAAATAAAATGACTATTCATGATGAAGAAACTATATTAGAAATATCAACATTTGTCGCTTCTGGTTCTTCGTATGAAGCGAGTCAAGGCAATCATGATGATTTAATGATGAACCTTGTTATGTTTGGTTACTATGCTATGACAGAACAATTTATTAATATGACAGACGTTAACATAAAAGAAACGTTGTATAAAGAAAAGATGAAAGCGATTGAAGATGACGTAGTTCCTTTTGGTTTTGTTGATGATGGTTCAGAATTTATTGAACACATAGTTACTCGAGAAGAAATGGAACGTTTAGAATGGTCTTTGCCTATTTTAGAACAAGAACTTGATTTTTATAAATAAATACAATTGAGATTTATACCGTATTATGTTTTCAGATAAGCAAATGACAAAAGGAAACGACTATGGCAACCATACCAAGTGAGTCTCCCAACATTCTAGTCAAAGAAATTGACTTAACTGGGCAGGTACCAGGAGTCACTACTAGCACTGGAGCGTTCGTAGGAGAATATTCATGGGGTCCAACAAATACTCCTGTTCTAGTTGGTAATGAAGCGCAACTAGCAGAAACGTTTGGTGCGCCCGGATTAGATTCAGCAGTATCTAGTAGAGATTTTTTAACCGGAGCATATTTTCTAAAATATTCTGGCAGTTTATACAATGTTAGAGGAGTAGGAGCAGGCGCTACAAATTCGACTAATGCTGGATCGGCACAACTAATCGAAAATAGAACAGACTGGGAAACTGACGAACCCACTACTGGCGATTTTCATGCTAAATACCCAGGAAGTGTTGGTAACTCATTAGCAATTAAAGTTTGTTCAGGATCGTCAAACTTTGCCACATTTAATGCTGGAGTAGATTCTGCATTTGATGGACAACCAGAATCTTCTGTGTTTGTAAAACAATCGCAAGGCGTTACGACAAATACTATTTTTGACGAAATGCATATTGCGGTTGTTGATAGTGGCGGTGTGTTTACTGGGTCTCCTGGCACTGTTCTGGAAACATTTCCTTTTGTCTCTGCAGCAAACGACGCTAAAGCGCCAGATGGCAGCACAAATTATGCAAAAGATGTAATTAACGCTGCTTCCGAATATGTTTGGTGTCGTACTATTACTGGCGTTACTGGATTTGGCGAAACTTCCACAAATATCGTTGGTTCAAATACCGACGCTAATACAAGTTTTGCATTGGGATCTGGATTAACCGGAACATATAGCGCGTCTTCGGTTCAATCTGGTTACGACGAATTTAATGACGGAGATAATATTCAGGTAGATTTTTTAATTACGCCTGGACAAGATACTACGGCGGACGTAACGACAGTAGCGAATGACCTTATTTCTATAGCAGAAGGTCCGTCTAGAAGAGATTGTGTTGTAACTGTTTCTCCAGGGTTAGATGATTGCGTTTCTCTTTCTCCTGCCGCTGCTACAAATGCAGTCAATCTTTGCGCTAACACTGTAACTCGAAGCAACTATACAATCTTCGATAATAACTGGTTGAAGGTTTATGACAAGTATCGCGATCAATATGTTTATATTCCAGCATCTTCTTCAACAGCAGGATTAATGGCTGCAGGCGATTTAACTGCAGATCCATGGTTCTCTCCTGCTGGTCAGAGGAGAGGAAGATATTTGGGTGTGACTGCTTTAGCATATAACGCTGATCGAGTTGGAAGAGATTTGTTGTATAAAAACGGTGTTAACCCAATTGTTAATCTACCTGGGCAAGGCGTTTTGCTTTATGGAGATAAAACGTTCCAGAACAGACCTTCTGCGTTCGATCGAATTAATGTTCGAAGATTGTTTTTAACAATTGAAAGAGCGATTAAAGGCGCAGCACAAAACGTGCTGTTTGAACTTAACGATGAATTTACTCGTGCTGAATTTGTCAACGTTGTAGAACCTTTCTTAAGAGAAGTTAAAGGAAGGCGAGGCATTACAGATTTCAGAGTTGTTTGTGACGAAACGAATAACACGCCATCTGTAATTGACGCAAACAGATTTGTTGCTAGTATCTTCATTAAACCTGCACGTTCCATCAACTACATCACTCTTAACTTTGTTGCTGTAAGAAGCGGAGTTGAGTTTGAAGAAGTAGTCGGCACAGTTTAAGGAGAACATAAATGGCAATTTTAGGAGTCGACGACTTTAAAGCAAAACTACGCGGTGGTGGCGCTCGTGCAAATTTATTCAAAGCAACGTTAAATTTCCCTCAGTACGCTGGGGGAGATGTTGAACTTTCTTCGTTTATGTGTCGAGCAGCACAACTTCCGGAATCAACGACTAATATCATCAACATTCCTTTTCGTGGTAGAGAGTTAAAAATCGCAGGCGATAGAACGTTTGCCGATTGGAACGTTACTATCATGAACGACACTGATTTTAGTGTAAGAGACGCGATGGAAAGGTGGTTGAATGGAATTAATGCGCATAGTGCTAATACTGGATTAGTAAATCCCGTAGACTATCAAGCGGATCTTATCGTAGAACAACTTGATCGCGATGAGTCTGTGGTTAAAAGATATGATTTCCGAGGAGCGTTTCCTATTTCGGTGGGTCAGGTTCAGTTAGATTATGCGCAGGTGGGAGAAATTGAAACTTTTGATGTAGTATTTGCAGTACAGTACTGGGAAAGTAACACCACATCATAAGCTCTAAATAACGGGGGAGAGATCCCCCGTTTAATTTTTTAGGAATATTCATGGCAGACGATAACGTACTCAAATTATTTGGTTTTGAAATTAAAAGACCGTCTAAAGAAAAGGCAGGGGACAAATCGTTACGTTCTGTCGTGCCTCCTACTGACGACGATGGTGCAGGATATGTAACTGCTGCTGCTGGTCATTATGGCCAGTATATTAATATGGACGGTGATCAATCAAAAGATAATCATCAACTTATTATGCGTTATCGTGGCGTCTCTATGAATCCTGAAGTTGATATGGCAATTGAAGAAATTGTAAACGAAACAATATCTGCTTCAGAACTTAGAAGTTCCGTTGAAATATCTTTAGAAGACGTTGAAACTACCAATAGAATTAAAAAACTTATATCAGAAGAATTTGACAATGTTATAGCAATGTTGAAATTTAACGAACTTGGGCATGATATTTTTAGGTCATGGTATGTAGACGGAAGAATTTATTATCACCTTATGGTTAACGAATCTAACCTTAAGGCAGGAATTCAAGAAATACGAAATATTGATTCTTCTAAAATGCGAAAAGTTAAACAGGTAAAATATAAAAAAGATCCTAAGACTAATGCTAAAATAGTAGATCATATAGACGAGTTTTATATTTACGAAGAAAGACCTGGTTCTATGACCAGCGCAGTTAAATTTTCAGTAGATGCTATTCAGTATACCACTTCTGGTATGCTCGACGAAACTAAAAAGAAAGTCGTATCTCATTTACACAAGTCACTAAAAGCAATTAATCAGTTGCGTATGATGGAAGACTCTCTGGTCATCTATCGTCTCGCGCGTGCACCAGAAAGGCGTATCTTTTATATTGATGTAGGTAACTTGCCTCGTGGTAAGTCTGAACAATATATGAAAGATATTATGGCTAAGTATCGTAACAAATTGGTATACGACGCGAACACTGGCGAACTTAAAGATGATCGCAAACATATGTCGATGCTTGAAGATTTCTGGTTACCACGTCGAGAAGGTGGTCGCGGTACAGAAATTTCTACTCTTCCTGGTGGCGATAACCTTGGTCAGATTGACGATATCATTTATTTCCAAAAGAGATTATATCGTGCATTGAATGTTCCTGTCAATCGTTTGGAACAAGAAGCGCAGTTTTCTTTAGGAAGGTCTGCAGAAATTAGTCGAGACGAAGTTAAGTTTCAAAAGTTTATTGATAGATTGCGTCGGC